GTTGGTCTATTCTCTGCATGGTTAGTTTTGACGGGATCTGCAAAGACAGTTGTTGGAGATGCAATTCTTATCTCTATCTTCTTGTGGATTGCAACATATAGATTAAGAAATCCAAAAGGAAAGGAGTAGAACATGTCACAATTAGAACCAACATATGCTTTAAAGCCTATTAATAGTACTTCATCAGACAATGCTATTTCTGCAGTAGTTGAAAATGCTGCAAAGGAAATTGCAGAAAATATACCAGGACCAACGCAAGTAGGATCTGGAGCTATTGCCAGTATAAACAATATAGCCATGAGAATAATTGCTGTATTTGCAGCATCTGGACTTAGCGTTATAGGTGCTGGTGCGGTAGTAGGTATAAGCACTGCAAAAGCAGTCATATTGGCTGGGACATTGGGAGTAGCTACAGTAGTTGAAAAATTAGCTCGTGGTTTCCTAGATGACGGCAAGCTAACTATTGCTGAAATTAATGATGCTTTTTCAGCAATTGATAAAAGAGCGGTAAACTAAGTTTTTTATAAAGCGGGGGAATTAAAAATATTCCCCCAAATTATGCCTTATTTATAAAACTTGGTATTATTTATTTACATATGGATATTCAAAAGACATACTGGAATAACAATGAGTCTTCAATGACTCTATCATTTCCTATTGCTAAAGTCAATAAGGAAAAAAGAACCGTTTCAGGATTTGCATCGCTAGACAACATTGACCATCATGGGGATGTTGTAACAGCTGAAGCCAGCAAAAAAGCATTTGAAAGTTTCAGAGGAAATATTCGTGAAATGCATGGTCCATCAGCAGTTGGCAAGATGCTTAATTTTAAAGAAGATTCTTATTTTGATCCAAAAACAAATAAAAAATATAATGGTATTTTTGTTGAGGCTTATGTCTCCAAAGGTGCACAGGATGCCTGGGAAAAGTGCTTAGATGGCACCTACACAGGTTTTTCTATTGGTGGCAATATAATTGATGCAAAGATGGAAAAATCAGATGATGGACAAGATTCACATAGAGTAATTCATAAATATGAATTACATGAATTATCCTTAGTTGATTCTCCAGCAAACCCACTTGCAAATATTTTTTCTATTCAAAAAATGGCAGAAGGAATTATTACAGAAAATGTATTCTGGTGTGATTCAGATGAAGTATCATCTACATCTGCAGCAAAATCAAGAGACTGTGTTGTTTGTGGAGATGAAATGAAAAACATTGGTTGGGTTGAACAATCTGATGTTGAAAAGTTTGAAGCAATTGAAAAAGTAATTGATACTTATTTTAAAAAAGATGATGCACCAGGTCCAGATCATGCTGCAACAACTCATGATTCAGATAATGTTGTAAATTCAACAACAGCTATTAATCTTTATCCAGATCAAAATAAAACAAAAAAGGTTTCGCCTATAGATGTTACTAGTGCGATTAAGAAAAATGAAGGAGGTAACGAAATGACAGAAGAAACAATTACAGATGTAGCAGAAGCTACTGAAGTTGCTCCAGCAGAAGAAGTTGCGGTTGTTGAAGAGGTAGCAGTCCCTGCTGACGATTCAGTTGAAAAAGCCGTATCTATCTCAGAAGTTGAGAATCCACTTGATTTTGAGAAGATGGTTGATGACCTAAAAACCTTCATGGGAGAATCGCTTAAAAAGAATTATACAGAAAATAATCAGTCAGTTCAAGAAATCACAAAGATGTTTGAGGAAAAAACTGATGATATCACAAAAGCAATTGCTGATTTAAATGAAAAGTATGATGAAATAAATAAGACAGTTACAGAAAAATATGAAACTCTTAATAAGACCATTACAGATATGTATGGCAAAATTGAGTACGTTGACAATAAGCTCAACGGTTTTGAGTCTGCAACTGCAGTTAAGAAGTCCAGTGACCTAGAAGGTACAACTGGTGTAAAAATACAAAAAAGTATATGGCAAGGACACTTCCTCGGTGTTAATAGCTTAACTAAATAAACTAAATAAAATAAGGTGGTGAAATAAAAAAATGAGTAATGAACTTCTACAAAAAGTAATAGATACAACAAATCTTGGCTCAGATGCAGTTAATGCTTCTGGCGATTCAGCAGCTCTTTCTGGTAATGGTTTACTATATCCAGATCAGGCTAATCGTTTCTTAGATTACATGTGGGATGCAACGATTCTTGCTAAGGCAGCTCGTACAATCCGCATGCGTTCAAACACAACAGAAATTGATCGTGTTGCAGTAGGTCAGAGAATTATGACAGTTGCACAGGAAGATAATCCACGTGATTATACTAATACAACTTCAGGTCAGGCGGGCGAATTCACAAACGCAGCTGCTACATTTGCAAAAATTTCTCTTACAACTCGCAAGCTTCGTCTTGACTGGGAACTTTCATCTGAGTCTCTTGAAGACAACGTTGAGGGTCCAGATCTAGAAGATCACATTGCACGTTTGATGGCTACCCAGGCTGGTAACGATATCGAGGATCTCTTGATCAACGGTACAGGAACTGGCTCAGGTTTGCTTTCAGCGTTTAAGGGCTTCCGTCAGTTAGCACTTGATAACGCACACGTCGTTGACGCACAGGGCGTAGGACTTGATAAGGCTGTATTCAACCTTGCAATCAAGACACTCCCACGTAAGTACAAGCAGCGTCGTAATCAGCTTCGTTTCTTCACAGGATCAAACCTTGTACAGGATTACCTATACAACTTGACCGCTGAGACAAGCTCTGGCTTCACTCCATTCGATATTGCTTCTGGAATCCTTCGTGGAGATACAGCAGCTAACGATGGTGGCCCAGGTACCGTTACACCGTTTGCTTTCGGTATTCCAGTAATCAACGTTCCATTGATGGATGAGACTCTTGCAGGAACATATGCTTCCCCAGCAGGTCTTCATGGAGATGTCCACTTGACATTCCCACAGAACTTCATCGTTGGTATTAAGCGTGATGTAACTGTTTACCGTTTGTTCCAGCCAAAGAAGGATACAATTGAGTACACTCTCTTTATCCGTGTTGGTGCACAGATGGAAAACTACGATGCACACGTTATCGTTAAGAACGTTAAAGTTGCAGGTTCAGTAGCTGGCTCAGCTGACTTTGGTTCCGTATCACACGGATCACATGTCAAGGGCGGTTCAGGAACATACACATTCTAATTTAAATAATTAGATGCAAAGCTAGGGGAATACGTGAGTATTCCCCTTAGCTATTTTCTGATATAATAGAAACACATTAACGAGAGGAAGATAATGTCTTTTACAGATCTAAAAATTGCCGAACTTAAAAAAGTTGCAGAATCGTTTGGTGTAGATATTACAAGCGTAAAATCTAAAAATGAAATTGCAGCCCTTCTTGAAGAAGAAGGTATTACATATCAGATGTATAACAAATTTGTTGGGGCAGAAAAAGAAGAAATAGAAGTATCTCCAATTGAAAAACAAAGAAAAGAGAAAAAAATCTTGAAGACAGAACAAGCAGTACTTGTAAAGATGGATAGAACAAATCACTCATACCAGACAATGGGATACACATTTACCGATACACATCCTTTTGTAGCTATGACAGAATCAGATGCACAGAGCATTTTTGACACAGAGACAGGATTTAGACTAGCTACACCACGTGAAGCACAAGAATACTACGCATAACAAGGAGTAAAGATGCAAGACATAGTTAAAGGAAGTCAAGAAAAAATACACCTAAATGTGTATAATGACAATGTTCTTGCACAGGCTGATAGCCTACCGATAGTAAGCGTATATGATGCAGATGATGATGCAATCCCGCTTGTTGGTTTTTCAAACAAAGTAACAGATGAAGAGCCAACAGGCATATATTCTTACATGCTTACGCCATCATTAACTAATATTGTGCGTGTCCTTAAGATTGTATGGACATATCAAATAGATGGCGTTGACTTTACAACTGAAGATTTTTATAGGGTAAGCACTGTATATGCTACAGTAAGTGATATTATAGACTTTTTAGGATTTGGAGCATCTCCAAATGCATTAAATTATCAAAGTCCAGAAAAAATTATAGCTGCTGAAAAAGTAGCAAGAACAATAGTTGAAGGTTATACTAACCAAACTTTTTATACATTTTATGGCTCACAAGAAGTATTTGGAAAAGGCGGGGACGCTGTAAGTGTAATCTCCAAAATGCTTACCCTAGATAAAGTCTGGGAAAACGATATGCTACTTATTGACAATACAGTAGACCCTGTATACAATACGTTTGGCTTTGGCCTTGAGATATCACCTACAGGGTTTGCTATCCGTATAGTTAATGCTGGCTGGGATGTAAGATATGATAATCAGGTAGATCCAGCCGTATTATATTATGGACGCTTTAGAGATAATGGTCGCTATAAGTTTCAAGGTCAGATGGGATATAAGTATGTTCCAGAAGATATTAAGATTGCAACAATGCTACTTGTAAATGATATCTTGGCAAATGACTTTAACTGGAGAAATAAATATCTTAATAAAGTTAACTTATCTGAAATTTCATTTGAAATGTCGGGTGGAGCATTTAACGGAACAGGAAATGTTACTGTAGATAATATACTTGATCAATATAGAAATACTAACATCGTGATTATCTAATGTTTAATTCTTCTGTCGTCGCCTCAATTATGAATATGACTGTTGATGTTTTAATTCAGCAAAATAATCAAAATCCAAACACAGGTGCCATAGGCAGAGAATGGGTTTATGATAAAACAATTCAATGTAAAGTAGAGCCAATTAAATCTGGTGGTGCTTCAACTCGTGGAGATAATAAACAATTTGACAAAGGTACTGCAGGCGGGTATGCAGAAAAACTTCAATTAAGAGTAAAAGG